ATATAGCTATAGATTGCTACTTATAAACATAGAAAGCCTTTTTTTATAGACCGATTCATTCTATGCATAGTGGGTTTAATGCAATTAGTGCTATAATCTGGTTACTTTTTGATCAAATTGGTCAATTTTTAATCAGTTTAGAATCAATGACATAGGAATTATTTAATATGGCAAGTAGAGGTAGACCAACAGGTTCAGGCAATAAGCCGCTTAAAAGACTGCTAGCAGAGAGGCTTGCAGAGAGATACCCTGACTTCGATCCGGTCATGGAGATGATAGAAGGCAGCTTACAGATTAAACAGATAGCAGAATCAACAGGCGATCTATCAGACTATAAGGCAGCAGTAGAATCATTCGATAGAGTTACCAAGTACATACAGCCAACATTGAAGGCCGTTGAACATTCAGGCGATCAGGGTCTCACTGTATCGGTCCAGCGCAAGCGATACGACGGGCAATCTAATGGCACAGATACTGCCGATAGTTAAGTGTCACTGTATGGATAGCCAGTACTGTATGGATGTACAGCCAGGTGGATAAATGTACAGTGGATGGATATACAGTACCCCCCCCCTCCGAAGTCGCGCGATCTGTATATATATATGCACGAGGCAAAAAAAAATTGAGTAAAATAATAAAGCTCCGCCCAGATATAGAAGATGCCCTAGAAGCCACTGTAATCGCTTCTAAAGACCATATCGTCATTATCCTTACAGATGATGGGGTTGAGTTCAAAAGCACCTTAAACGACGAAAAAAGCGTATTCTACATTGAATTATGTAAACAAATGATATTAGAGGACTGGTTATGTTCGAGCAGTACGAGCTAGACGATACTGATTCAGAGGTTATAGAGGCGTTTATAGAGGCTTTTTTAGACAGGGATGCCATTGCTATGCGAGAAGTATTATACTTGTTAAACGACTTTATAGAGGATATGTATGATGGGCCAGAGTCTAGTACACAAGCTAGAGAAGAAAGATAGGGATAGGCACTTCCCTGAGTCTAATGGTGGTAAGGGCAGCCATGCCCGTAAGTCTGACAAGAAGACTAGAGAAGCCTTTAAGAAGGGCTATGACGCTATAGATTGGAGTAAAAAGTAATGCCGTTAATTGATAAACAAGTAGAACCTTTTAACCCCAAAAAGCATGAGCCAAAAGATGTAGGGCTTGGAGGCCCATCTACTGAGTATTTGATTACTGTAGATGCCCCAGACGGAGGGGTAATGGTTATTCCTTCTATATGGTGGGACTCTAAAGGCGAACCTACTTTAGTAGACCAAAAAGAAGCTATAAAGCAAGCTAGCAAATATGAAGAATCTAGCGGCAAGCAGTTTCCTAGATTCGCCCCTAAAGCCTATGAGAAAGCTGATGAATTTGCTAGGAACCGTTCAGCAAGCGGTGGAGCAACACAAGGTGAACTGGCATCTAAACCTAGTAAGTCCCTACTAAAATGAGTCAGATTGAATACAACCTAATGCCACAGGGCCAGGTTCTACAGGACTTTGCTGACTGTAGGGCTAGAAACTCCTTCATTATGGGGCCACTCGGCTCTGGTAAGACCGTTCAATGTATCCTTAAACTGTTTGACTTGATGTGTGAGCAGGCTCCTGTGTCTGACCCTGAACACAAGAACTACGGTGTGCGCCTGTCCCGCGTAATTGCAGCCCGTAACACCTACTCTGAACTGTTCTCTACCACGATTAAGGACTGGCTAGAGATACACGGGGAGCTAGGTGACTTCAAACAGGGTAATAAAGAACCCCCTACGCACTTTATTAGGTTTAATTTAGAGGACGGTACGAAGGTAGAGTGTGATGTCGTGTTTATCGCCTTTGATCGCCCTGAACACGTTAAGAAGGCTAGGGGTATCCAGACTACATGGGTGTGGTTAAACGAGACTAAGGAGCATTCTAAGGCTGTTTTAGACATGCTTGACCTACGACATGGTAGATACCCCTCAAACAAGGAGGGAGCGCGTCCTACACACCACGGAATGATAGGCGATAGTAACGCCCCTGACGAAGACCACTGGTATTTTAAACTCGCAGAGATAGAGCGTCCTGAAGATTGGTCATTTTTTAGGCAACCTGGCGGTGTATTTAAGGACGGTGAGGCATGGAAGGTCAACGAAGAAGCTGAGAACCTGATCAACCTGCCTAATGAATACTACAAACGCGGTCTAAACGGTAAGACAAACGACTGGATCAAGGTTAACTTAGCTAATGAGTACGGCTTTGTGTCTAACGGCAAGCCTGTACACCCCATGTATACCGATTCAGTACACTGTCAACACTTAGACTTTCAACCTACCAAGGATTATCCTATTGTTCTTGGCTTTGACTTTGGTCGTACACCAGCGTGTGCGTTTTTACAACGAACTTCCATAGGAAGGTGGGTGTGTTTTGATGAGATGGTACTTACCGATTCGGGTGCAGTGGACTTTGCTCCGACACTCAAACGCTATATTGAAGAGATGTACCCAGACCACGAGTTTAAAGGATGGGGCGATCCAAGTGGACAGAACAAAAATCAGTCAAACAGTGAAACTCCATTTCAAATCATGCGGGCGGCTGGCATACCCTGTCAGCCCACCCAATCGAACGATCCACTGAAGCGTAGAGCAGCCCTAGAAGTGCCTATGAAAGAGATGTGCATGGATGGGAAACCACGATTTACTGTCCTACCCAAAGCCTCAATGATCCGTAAAGGTCTACAAGGTGGCTTCTGCTACCGTAGAGTGCAGACAACCGGAGAGAGATACACTGACGAACCGGACAAGAACGAGTATTCCCACCCAGTAGAAGCCCTAGAGTACGCATTACAGGGTGAAGGTGAGGGACGTTCCGCGTTAAGCAGGTCTGGCAAGTACGATAAGCCTATTACAGCTAAGGTTGGGTTCAGTGTCTTCTGACATATTCGTCGTATTTATAAATGATGACGGGCATTGGTGGTCCAGGTTCCTGCATAAAGAGATCAAACACTGCTTTGTCCTCAAACCTAACGGGCAGGACTACATTGTCCACGGTAGAACCACTGAAAAATTTGATCTGTTCACCGTGACGGACAAAAATGCTATACTTGACGAACCTTTTATTATGATGGGGTATAAGCAAAAGCCCCCTGTCAGGGGTTTGTTCATGCTAAATACTTGCGTAGGACATACAAAACAACTGTTGGGTATTAACCGGCCATTTATATGGACACCCTATCAACTCTACAAGTACATGAGGAACAATCATGGGATTTATGAAGGCACCTAAAGCGCCTAAACCTTCTGCTGAAGAAAAGGCAATGGTAGAGCGTCAGCGCAGAGAGCTAGACGAAGAGACCGAAGAGCAAGAGAAGCGTCTTAAAGCTGTAGCCAGAGGAACACTAGGCACTAAATCACTGTTAGCCAAGGGCACTCCTGCTAAAAAAGCAGGCCCAAGCAGAGGGCAAGGTGGCCAGGGTACATTGTCTGGCGGCGGTTTGATGGGCGGTATTGGCGGTTCTATGCCCGGTCGAGTATATACAACTAGAACTGGGCGATAATATGCAATTACCTAAAGAGTTAGGGTCTTTAGCTGACCTTAAAAGGCGTGAGGCCAAGGCATTTGAGAATGCTATGATGTGGCACGATACGCTAGATGATGTGTATGAATTTTTCCTGCCCAACAGGAACTTGTTTGACACTAATCGCCGAGGCCAGAAGAAGATGGAGCGTATATTTGACTCCACTGCTCTTGAGGCAATCCAACAAGGCGCTAGTAAGCTGCAAGAAAACATTGCACCTATCTGGTCGCGCTGGGCTACGTTCGCTCCGTCTGACCAAGTAATAGAAATGCTTGAGACTGGCGACTACGGTGTAACAGAACAAGAGATAAGGGATAACCTGGAGAAGCAGGCTGTCATTATTTTTGATTACATCAACCGTTCTAACTTTGCTACGCAGTTTTATGAGCATGCCCTAGACCTTTTAGTCGGTACAGGCTCTCTACGCATCGATGAGAACGATGATGACAACATGCCCCTTATCTTTAATGCTATCCCACAGAAGGGTATAGCGTTTGAGGAAGGCCCATACGGTTCTATCGAGACACATTGGCGACGATTCACTGTTAAAGCGCGTAACCTAGAGCGTCAGTGGAGAGGGTTTAAGCCTTCTGAAAAGATCAAGAATGTGATCAAAAATTCACCAGACAAAGACGTAGAGATTAGTGAAGGTGTTGTATACATGCCTAAAGCTAAGACCTACTACGGTTGTGTCTGGGTAAAGAGTGAAGATTCTATTAGCTGGATGGAAGACTACGGTACATCTAGCCCTTGGTTAACTGGCCGTTACTCTAAAGTATCCGGTGAGATTCGTGGTCGTGGCCCTGCGCTACAAGCATTGCCTGATGTACGCTCTCTAAACAAAGCTAAAGAGTTTGTACTACAGAAAGCAGCTATCGATCTAGCGGGTATGTACACAGCAACTGATGACGGTGTAACCAACCCCTACAATATTAGTATAAGCCCAGGCATTGTTATTCCTGTAGGTTCTAACAACTCTGCTAATCCTAGTATTCAGCGACTAGACACAGGCTCTAACCTGTCATTAGCGCAGTTTGAGATTAACGAGCTACAGACTGCTATCAAACGCGCCCTGTTTAACGATCTAAGAGACCCTAATGGTGCTGTACGCAGTGCTACTGAGGTAGCTATAGAGTCCAGAGAACTAGCAAAACGTATTGGTTCTGCGTTTGGGCGCTTGCAGACCGAAGTATTAATCCCTATCATCAAGCGTGTAGCAGCTATTCTAACTCGTAGAGGACTAATTACTCCTATACAGTTAGATAATAAAGACGTAGATATTAAATTCTTGTCTCCATTAGCTAAAGCGCAAGATGGTGAAGACCTGATGTCAGTGCAACAGGCTGTAGCATTTGTATTGCAGACTGCTGGCCCAGACCAAGCCAAGATTGCCTTTAAGCTGGAAGACTTTGGTACATGGGCTGGAGGTAAAACTGGTATGCCTGCTGAACTAATGCGAAGCGAAACTGAGAAACAACAGATAATCCAAGCTGGCGCACAGGCTGCACAGGCTGGGATGGCTACGAGTCAAGCCCCAGTACAATGAGTTGGGACGACATCGACAAGGCTTCTGTTAACCCAGAGGCCGCAAAAAAGCAGACGGCTAAAAAACGGTCACAAGCTGCTGAACTAGCTAAAGCATACAATCGTTGCTTCAACTCTGAAGAAGGTAAGCAAGTCATTGCTGATCTACACAAACGATTTATCTACGATAATGACACTTCTTTTGGCTCCCCTAATGTAAACTACGAATCTGCTTACCATAACGGTGAGTCAGGTGTAGTTAAATTCATAATTAATCAAATCAACCAAGCAGAAATACTATGACTAAAGAAGTTAAGAAACGTGCCGTAAAGGTAACGCCAAAAGTTCTTATAGGTGATGAGTCTAAGAAGTACCTAGATAAAATTGGCTTTAAGATGGAATGGCTAGATGACTTAGCTAAACAGTATAAGTTTGATGGCTATGATTATGTAGGCAAGTTTTGTGCATTCCGTTGTAATAAGGATGGCAAAAGCGTTGAATGGATCGACGTTAACTCTCTCGCCTTGCTCAATGGACAGCGCAAGTTATGCGAGATAAAACTTAAACACCAACCATTAGGGAAGTCGAGGAAGATTATCGACCTACCCTGGGAGAAGATTTAATGTCAGAAGAACAGGCCGCAGTAGAAGAAACAACAAGCGATACCCTGTTAGATCAGTCATCGCCAGAGTTAAGTGAAGGTGAATACTTTCTATCAGAAGGTATCAAGGGTGCAGGCGATATGCCTGAGTGGTACAACCCTACCAAGTACAAGTCTGTTGCAGAACAGGCTAAAGCGTATACAGAGTTAGAGAAGAAGTTCGGTGGATTTACAGGCGCACCTAAAGATGGCTATGCTGGCCCTGAAGGTGTAGAGTCTGGTGATGCTTTGCTAGAGGAACTGACCGAGTTTGCTAACAAGACCAACATGTCTCAGGACGCATTTAACGATGCATGGGAACTGTTAACCGCACAATCTGAGGCTGTAGAGCAGGTTGAGCAGGAGCAAGAGTTAGCGAAGCTAG